TTTGACAGCAGACTCAAAGTCATCGGCTGACACTAGATCGTCATAACCTGGGTTGGCAACCTTCCACATCTCAGGGTCGCGATGGTCTGCCTCTGGTGGTGCTTCCCACCAAGACATAAAGAAAGTTGGGTCAATAATTTCACCTGTTGATACTCGCTTGCCGTACTGATACAGGTTGTAAGCAATAGAGTCTTGCCCTGTCATGTCTGTCTTTTGACCGGCTGTGGTGACTGCTAGTAGCTGAGCCAGCTTGCCTCGGTTACCCATCGAGAGTGAAAGCACATCAAATAGTTCTCGGTTCTTGTGAGCATGAATCTCGTCAACAATCGCTCGGCTAACATTTAGACCTTCCTTGGAGTAAGCCTCAGCAGATAGCACCTTCATTACAGAGTTAGTTGATGGTACAAAGATTGCATCTCGATACAAGGTGCAAAGCTCGGACAGCTCACTAGCTTCGACCATGCGCTTTGCTTCACCAAAGATGATTCGAGCCTGTTCTTTTTCGGCAGCAGCAACCACAACCTCGCCACCTTCAATGCCCTCAGCTATCAGGCTGTAAAGAGCAAGCGTTGAGGCTAGGGCTGATTTCCCTGACTTCCTTGGTGTTCCGATAAGTGCCACTCTTGCAGTGAGTCCACCGTCTGCATCCCTTGCGAAGATACGCTTGACGAGTTCTTTTTGCCAATCTCTTAGAATTAAAGCATCCCCAGCGCGACCGGCAATCCCATCCTTACCGATAGTTCCAAAGGCCTCTGCAAAGTCAATGGCATACTGACCATCGCCTGCTTTGATGGCTTCATCGGAAACTGGAGTTAACCAAGCCGGAGGCCAGCTACCCACGCTGTGCCTTTCGAGCCATTAATTCCTCAAGTTTTGATTGTTTCTTTACCTCTGCCACGCCGAGCCTAGTTCTATCTGAAGGGCTGAATCCAAGGAGGCTAAGGTTGTTTACAATTTCTTTGTCCAAAGCCCTAAGTGCTTTTCTCTCGTCTGATCGGTTGTTGTTCCAAACGCTCGTGCGTAGTTTAATTCTCTCGTCTATTTGTTCGCAGGTCATCATAAGTAATTCAATGTCGCTGTGAGGGCTTATCCAAGTGAGTCCACTTTCCCAGACCCTGTCCCAAAGTTGTTGACCAGCCTCAAATAACTGTCTTGGAGGTTCAGGGATATTCTTGATTGGTTCTAATTGTTGCAAGGTAGATGGTTCAGGAAGTGGTCGCCTACCTGGGTTGCCAAGAAGTCTTTTTTGTTCGACTGGCTTTGGGGGTCTGCCCATTTGTGCCATGACTATCCTTCACTGATAAGTTCAGCTTTTTGGTTAGTCTGGAATTCCCAGCGAGCAAGTATCGCATCTGCGTATTCGGGGTCTAGCTCAATAAGTCTGGCTGACCTTCCTAGTTGCTCGGCAGCTATCATGGTGCTGCCGCTTCCGGCGAATGGGTCTAAGACTATATCTCCATTTAGGCTGCTGTTGCTCATGAGCTTGGCGATTAGAATAATCGGTTTCATTGTTGGATGAATACCGTTTTTCTTTGGTTTGTTCTCTCGTAAAACAGTAGAGAAATCAGACTCAACACGCAGAAGTTCGAGAAGGTCATTCTTGTTCATTTGACTGATATCTTGTTGGTCATCGATGACGGTGGCTTTGTTACGATCCCCATACCACTTGTGTCCGGCACCTGGTTTCCATCCATAGAGGATTGGTTCATGCTGCCAGTGGTAATCTTGCCGACCCATGACAAAGCTATTCTTGACCCATATCAAAACTTGCTTCAGTAACCACCCAGCGTTCATGAATTCATTTCTGAACGCTCCACCCGAGCCGTCTGCATGAAAGACATAAATTGGAGCGCCAGCTTTGCTGACTTCAATCATCCTTTGAAATGACTGACCTAGAAATTGTTGAAAATCTGCATCGCTCATATTGTCGTTGCTTATTGTCATCTCCTTATCGGTTCCACCATGGTAGTCGACATTGTAAGGAGGGTCTGTGATGACTAGGTCAACTTGCTCTCCTTCAAGCAGTTGCTCGTAAGTTGAGGCTTGAGTCGAATCTCCGATGGTGAGTTTGTGATTCCCTAGTTTCCAGACCTGTCCTAGCTTGGTTCTCTTTTTTGTGTTTTCTGGCAAGTCCACTTCGACTATGTTTTCTAGTTGATCTTGTGGATGCCACTCGAAGCCCATTTCGGTCAGCTGCCAGCCAGCGTTATCAAGCTCGGCGAGCTGTTCATTAAGGATGGCTTTATCCCAACTTGCGAGCTCTGCTGTTTTGTTGTCTGCCAAGGCAAAGGCTTTTATCTGTTCCGGTGTCCAGTCCTCTGGAATCCTAACTGCTTCAATCTCTGTCCAACCAATTCTCTTGGCAGCTTCAACTGTTCCGTTGCCGGCGACTATCAGATTAGTTTGACTAACGACTATTGGCTTGCGTTGACCGAAGCTTTGGAGGCTGTGCTCAATTGCCTTTAGGTTTGTTTCGTCATGCTTCCTGGCGTTGTGTGGATCGGGAGTCAGTCCAGAGATATCGAGTGTTTCAATTTTCATTGCGTAGGCCTTACTTCTTGTTTGTTCGTTTTTCGGTCTTTTTTCTGCGCCTTGTTGCGTTGCCGGCTTTCGTTCTCTTGCCTATCTTTTCCCAGCTTTTTCCGTTTCTCATTTGACCCCTTTCAATTGGCTGGTTTTAGCCTATCTCAAAAACGCTGACTTTTGCGACTCTGCACAGAAGCTCAGGGGCTCGGGGTGTAAGGTTGCAAGTTGCTAAAGAAAAGACCCACCCCTAGGTAAATACGGCATGGGGGGCCCACAGGTGGTCTGTACAGGGCTTTTGAGTGTTATTGCTAAGTGATTTGACTAACCGACATACCTGTTGCCCTTGCGAGCGTTACAGGTGCGGTGGGCTGGTGCCAATGGACTTTCTGGATTGCCTGGTATGAGGTGGTCAGCCTGTATCTGGGTGCGGTCTGTAAAAGCTTGTTTACAAATGTGACAATGAGTAGCTGTTTCCCTCACTACCCTAGCCCGCTGGCGATAATCCCCCCCGTATAAAAAAGCCTTCCTTAGTTTTCTTTCTGGCGAATAGACTCGTGGTGCCTTCTCTCGTGGTTTTCTTTCCAGCCGGCAAGCATCACAATACTCTGACCTAGCCTTGAATAGTGCCTTGCACTTGAGGCAGGGCTTGGGGAATACGATCATCCGTCTTTGCCCCATCCGATACCCATGAAGGTTACTGCTGGTGGGTCATACACTCTCACTAAGTCTTTGACACAGTTGGCACAGAGTGGTGTTCTATCTGGCTCGTCTATCTTTCTTATGACAGACATCTTAAGGTCACAGGTGTTGCACTTGTAATCGTAGGTAGGCATTTGTTTTCTTTTCTTTCTTTCATCTATGCGAGCCAAGGCATCTAGGAATCCCTGAGTGTGTAGGTCTAAGGTCACAGCTTGTAAACAGTCCCTTGGAAGTGTGTGTCACGCTCTAGTTCAAAGCAAACAATTCCGGTAACACTCTCAGAACCACTTGATAAACGATACCAATCTGATCCGTTATCGCTGGTGCTGGCTTGAACCCAGTAACGAGAGCCGCCATTGTGAGATAGTCCCAGTTCCTCGACTTTCAAATAATGGAAATGACCACTGACAAAGGTAGTAAAGCTTGAGGTTGGCCCCAGCCCAAAGGATTGCTTTTGTAGCCAAGCTTCCATCCCAGCAGGTCGCTTAGCCTGATGCCCATGAGCAAGTGCTAAGACATGGAAGTTGTCGCCAAAGACATCAAAAGCCAAAGACTCGTCATAGGGTTCTGGGATTAGGTAAGTGACATCCATGCCCAGCTCGGTGCTTAGTCTGCGTAGCTGTTGCAAAATGACAATGCCAACATCGTCAAGACCAGGCTTACCTACTGCCTGACCATTGACTCTAAACTGGCAATGATTAGAGCCAACTGATGCGTAAGTTACTGGTGCGTATTTATGGGCAATTTTTACTAAGTCCCAAAGTAATGCGGCAGCCAAATCTTGTTGCTGGAACGGAGAGAGATCGTTGCTGTCAAGCTGAGCCATGCTTGCCTTGTTAGACACCGACTCAATCATGTCCCCTGCGTCAAGGATGACTACCTTCTCATACTTGCCTTGCTTGAGCTTTTGCTCGATGCGTTCGTAGCTCTCAAACACTCTGGCAATTAGGTCTTGAGTGTTACCCCTTGATCCTGTTTTTCCAACTTGGAAGTCTGCTGGAACAATTACATAGGCTTTGCCTTCTTTGGTTTCTTTCCTGACTGGCAACTTAGTTTTCTTTGCCTGAGCGTAAAGAGTTGGCAGGTCAATCTCGACTTCAGAGCGTGTTCTGAAGTTGAAGCGCCAACTTACAAGCCACTCGCCACCTTCACGCTGTTGCCAACGGCTAGTGCGTATTGGTCCGTAAATCTCAATCTTGCTGGGGTCAAAGCCTTGCTCGATTAGAAACTCATTGAAGTTAGGTTGGTTGCCAGTAGTCGGTGGTGTTGTTGCCTCACCGATTGTGCCGTCAAACTGCACAGCAGGTCGCCAGTCTTTTGGTGGTGTGACCTTTGGTGCTGGTTCCAGGTTATCTAACACAACTGCACTCTTTCCTTCGGTGGTGCAAGATAGGCTTTTCGCTGATTGCGATGCCCCTAGCTGTCAGCTCTCTTGCGAGCGCCGGTGCTGTCCAAGATTCGTTAGCTATGGCAGCTACAAGTATGGCTTGATCCTTCGTGTCCAGAGTTTCCAAGATTGTTCTTACTTTGCAGGATGATTTCCTCGCTTGTGGTTCCATTCCCTCTAGCATTGTTTTCCCTTTCAGTTTCTCTTATCAAGTTTAGAGCCAAGTCACCGATTTCTGGCTCAAGGTAGTGCCACTCGACTTGCATTATTCTTTCTAATAATCTGGCAAGGTTGCGCCGGATTGCTTCTAGGTCACTCGACCAGACTAAGTTCTCATCCTTGAGCAGCAAGATAGCATCAAAGATTTCACGCTCATCAGCGTTACTAAAGTGAGTCATCGTGAAACCTTATACAGGAAGGTGTAGAAGGCTCGCCTGATTCTTAGTGTCTTGTATGCCCAATGAACTCGCATGATGCGCCAGTTGATCGGTTGCCTCTCAGCTCTGTGTTTTGCCAATATCCCTCACCGCCTCAATAATCTCGACCACTCTTTCGATGGTGTCCACATCCACTGTGCTTCTTAGGACTGCATCCTGATTGATTGCGTGGATAATCTGCTCGGTCAGGTAGTCAGCCATTTCTTTTGTCCCTTGAACATAACCCTTGGCAAAGCCTCTGCCAAAAGCCTCAGTCAGTTTCCGCGCTCGCGATTCTTCTCGGTTAGGTCGCCATCCAATCATTTCTCAGGCCACTCTCCGTCTAGGACTAGCAAACCGATGATTGCGTAGTTTGCAAGGTCAATGAAAGAATCCCTCAATGCTTCATGCTCAGGTGCGTTGCCGGAATCAGTCAGGTGATTGATCCTTGCCAACTTGTCATGCATCCTGACTCGTAGGCCGTTGATAGCTCCACCAGGCGCGTTGCTGATGTTGGTGGGTCCGTAGTCATTGTGCTTCGAGAGCAGTAGCTTTGCGTTCTCGTCAAAGTATCTAATGACTGTTGCGTCAAAGCTAGTGCTCAGGTCTATGCCTTTGATTG